TCGGAATGCCATAATATATTTGATGGCCACGAAAACAAAAATACTCCATTACAAACCAAAGGTGATTACCCTATACTATTGACAATGCTTTTTCGTAAAGAGATATCACCAGAGACCGTTATTATCTTAAATTCATTCCTGAATTTTTTACCATCATGGAATAGTAGAATTTCTGATACCATACAATGGCCTAATTATCAATTGAAATTAAACAAGTACACTCCGTTTATTAAATTTGACAGTATAAAATACAAAGAAATTTTAAAAAAGGTTATATTATGAAGGTATATTTGGATTTAGATGGTGTAATTTGTAATTTTGAAAAAAGATATATTGAATTGTTCAGAGAAACACCAGGTGGATCTCGGGACAGAAAAGAATTTAGCGTTAATTGGTGTAAATTTGTTGAATCAAAACAATTTGAATCCTTAGACTGGTGGCCAGGTGGACAACAATTACTGGACTATATTGGCAAAAAAAATGTTGAGGTTGAAATCTTGACCTCATCTGGTGGTCAAAAGTACCATTCTGAAGTTGAACAACAAAAAATTAAATGGCTATGCAATAAAGGTATTACTTACAAAGCAAATGTAGTTCCTGGAAGATCCAAGAAATCGGAATATGCAACACCTGATAGTATCTTAATTGATGATACCGAAGATGTTATCAAGGCATTCCGTGCAGCAGGTGGTATAGGTATTCATCACAAAGATATCGGCAATACTTTAGCATTGCTGGATATTTACTTGACACAAGCATAAATATATGTTATACTATGCATCATGTGGACAATAAAATACACATTAATATAAATTAAATACGAGGTAATATATGAGTTCATTCGCAAATCTTAAACGCAATAACGATTCTTTAGCTAAACTTACTAAAGCAATTGAATCTTCACAATCCGGTTCTCCCGAAGCCGGTTCAAAAGACGATACCCGCTTTTGGCAACCATCAGTAGATAAATCAGGTAACGGCATGGCTGTTATTCGTTTTCTACCAGCACCAGCAGTAGATGGTGATGATGCTCTGCCTTGGGTTCGCACATTCAATCACGGATTTCAAGGACCAGGCGGTTGGTTTATTGATAACTGCTTGACAACTATTAACGATAAGTGTCCTGTCTGTGAGCACAATAGCACATTGTGGAATTCTGGTATTGAAGCTAATAAAGAAATTGCTCGTAAGCAAAAGCGTAAATTAACATATATCGCTAATGTCTTGGTTCTATCTGACCCAAGTAACTCATCAAACGACGGACAAATCAAACTTTATAAGTTTGGTAAGAAAATCTTTGATAAGATTACTGAAGCTATGAATCCAGAATTTGCAGATGAAACTCCTGTTAATCCTTTTGATCTATGGACTGGTGCTAACTTCAAGTTGAAGATTCGTAATGTTGAAGGTTATCGTAACTATGACAAATCAGAATTTGCTGATAAGTCTGCTCTATATGATGGTGATGATGCTAAACTTGAAGATTTATGGAAGAAAGAATATTCTCTAAAAGAATTCACAGAGAAATCTCAATTCAAGCCATATGAGGTACTGAAGGGTCGTTTAGATAAGGTTCTAGGTTTTGAAGGTGTTGAAATGCCAAGAACCAAGGCTGAAACAGCTATTCTTGATTCATTTAAAGAAGAAGATTTAGCAGTAATTGATAAAAAAGTTACCGCTAGTATTGATGAAGAATTGAATTACTTTAATGATCTAGCTGATAGAAAATAAACTTTTCATCACAGTAAAGTTTACCCCGCTTCGGCGGGGTTTTTGTTATCCATAATTGTACAATTGATTATTATTTTGTTGTTGGTTTTTTGCTGGCGTCTCTTGACCAGATAACGATCCGACTGTAGGTGTTGTGTTTAGTGCTTTTAATGTACTAGCTACTGGCATACCCGGAGATGTTTTTAAAGCTGAATCCATTGGACTAATTAATGACAATTTTTTAGGGTCTACTACCGTACCAACAACGGGATCACCTTTTCTTATTTCGTAATGTAAATGTGGACCAAAACTACGACCAGTATTTCCAATCTTACCAATTTTACCTCCTTGATCTACTGTATCTCCTACCTTAACATCAAATGCGGATAAGTGAGCATACTTTGTGTATATCTTTTCACCATTCGCAGATAAAGATTCTATTACGACTATATTACCATAACCAGAATAACCTTTTGGTTCAAAGGATGCTTGAATAACTTTACCTGGACTTGTTGATTGAACTGGAGTACCGATTGGTGCTGCGATATCTATACCATCATGCCCTGGACCAACACCACGGCCTTCTCTAATACCAGCAGAAGGGTTAGATGATGCGAAAGATAAATCTGCTTTCTTATCAGCACTAAATTGACCACTAGCTAAATTTCTTTCGTATGCAGTTTTCTTTCTTCCTTCAGTAACTTCATTTGGATTACCTATACTCCGAGCGACTTGCGTGTATATGTCAGCACCTTGATTCTTTGCCATGCCGTCTCTCATCATAAGAACAGCAATCTTAGCAGCAATCAACGGATCATTAGCTAAATCAGGATTACCAACTAAGTCTACTCCTAAAATCTTTCCATAATTTTCATAGTTGCCTTTGAAAGTTATTCCGATAAGTCCACGACCACGATATTTGTAACCATCTCCAGGTGCTGTATTACCATAACGACCACCATAAACATAATCAAAGAATTTTGCAGGGTCAGCTTTTAATTTTGTCAATTCTTCATCTGACATTTTACCAAAAGCAGAACCTTTTCCAAATGATTTTATGATGTTTTCATTACTTGTGCGAGAATAATCAAATTCTGTATTCAATTTGAATCCAGATTCACCCTCAACCGTGGCAGCCATAGCGGCTCTTGTTTTAGGGTCAGTAATACCTAAATCATTCATAGCTTGTAAAAACAATTGTTGATTTTGATTTTCGGTTGTTGACATTCCTAAAGTGGCTTGTCCTTTAACACCAGGACTTCTACTTGGCCCTCGGCTTATTCCTGTGGCAGCACCACCACCAGTCTCGGTGAATGTTTGTTCATTTCTTGAAGGTGTTGTACCAGTATCACCCTCTACACTTGGCTCTGATGTATCTGTAGCTGAAGTGGAATATGATTCATTATTTGGATTGAATATCTCTGGTGTATTACTTGATGTTTCACCTTCAATACCCTTAACTGTGGCATTATTCGTTTGTCTATTTTCCGCTCTTCTTTCATTAGCTGTTTTACGAGCTGCACCTGAATCAGCACTACCAGTATTATCTGCTGTGTAGGTATCTTTCTCTGACATTGGTATTGATGGGAGTATTGGTGGTGTAACAGGTTCTTCTGCCTTATCTCCTTTGATTAAAGAAAGTACACTATCTTTAGCTTTTCCAACATTATCAGATATACTATTAACAGATTCTTCCAATTTATTATAGGCGATATTACCAAAATCTTTCAACCCATCATAAACACCGGTGATGGATTCTTTTATGTTGTCATATATTTCACCACCAGATTTCTTAATTTCATCAAAAGCCCCGATGATAGAATCTCTTAACTTGTCAAATATATCAAGACCAAAATTAGCAAAGCTATCAAATGCGTCTGAAATTGTAGATTTAATTTTATCAAATCCCAGAGTTAAAGCAATACCAACACCTGCGATTGCCAAAACGATCAAAGAGTCGGTAGAATTAGATTTAACAAAATCCACAGTTTTAGGCATGAAAGATGGAGTTTTTTCAGTTTCACTTTCTGTTTTTGGCGTGGTTACAGGAGCTAAATTTTCTAATTTAGCAAATTTGTTTACTTCTATCTTCATTCCAGAAATATTTTTTGCAATAGATTTTATTTTACTACTACTCTTTGCAACAGATGCTAAATTAGAAGATATGAGTTTTACAACTTTGCTAGTTGGTGAATTTTCTTTTTGTGCTTTGTATGATTTTGGAAATAAAGCAATTAACGAACTATCAACTAGCGAACTAGCGATTCCTTCAACGGATTCACGGCGAGATTTAATAATATTGGTTAGTGAATTGTTTTCCATATTTTATGTGGGTATACCATACTCATTAGCTAAAACTTTAATGAGACTATTATATTGTGGGTGCCGATCATTATATGGATTTACCATAGAAAGTTTTTTTTCTTCTCTTATGTTTTCGGTTTCATTCCCTGGAGTAGGTAAATTAGTTGTATCTGCACTACCAGTATTATCTAATGTGTAGGTATCTTCGGTTGATGTTGGTATGGGACTTAAATTATTAGAATCAATCTTATTAAATTTTGAATCATCAAGGGTTGCAGAATTAGCATTGTCATCAAGTGGCTTATCAGTACCATAGTCTTGCGCCAATGGTACTGGTGGATTTGCCGAAGCTTTCGGTTCGGTTGTTGGTGTAGTATCTGCATCAGAAGCTGATTTCAAATCAGCACTACCAGTGTTACTTGTTGTATAGGTATCTTGTCCATACATATTATCTGGTGCAGCTGCCATAGGTGTTGGTGCTGTTGCACTACCAGCATTCGCAGCACTAGCTGCAGGTATTGGTGTTGTTGATGCACCAGCTTCACCGCCCGCTAAAGCAGATGCTATAGCTTGACCAAGTCTCTGGTCATCAACATCCGCAGCTGCAGTAGGCAATGTTTTTTTACCAGACATTGCATCTGAAACAAATGTTTTTCCTAATTTTTTCTTGTTTACTACAGGAAGATATTCATTGTTATTTTTTGAAGCAATCTTTTTTAATCCATCATTAATCTCTGTTGCATTTTTTGCTTGTTCAGATATACCCAATATTTTTATAGCATTATCTGAAGCACCCATACTTTTTAATGATAAAATTTGTTTTAGAACAGTATCAAAGTCTTTCTTTGACCCATTACTATTTTCAAAACCTGTACTTAAAAATATGGTTTTGCCTTCTAAAATATTTGGATTATCATCGTTTTCTTTTTTATAATCTTCAATGAGTCTTAGAACAGCTGTTGGTGATTGAGCGGAGGCTTCAACACCACCTTCACCTATTTTATTATCACTAACCAATTGAGCAGTTACTTCATCACCAAAACCAACCGAACGATTTCTATATACAGCATCCATTGCAGCATCAGTTTGTTCTCTGATATATACATTTTTAAGTTTTGAACTCTGTACACCTTTATTAGCAGCAAATGTAATCAAATCATTGTTGATTTTTGGATCAGATTCTCTTGCCTTTTTGAATTCTCTCAACATGGCCAAATCAAAACCAGTTGATTCTAAAATCAAATCATTTGCATCAGTCTCAGTTGTTTTACCAGATTTTATTTCATCTTCTAATTGTTTTAGAATAGGTAGACCCGTGTTAGCAGCACCTCGCACAGCGGCCATTTGTTTGGCTTCTCCTGGACCAGCTGTAACACCTTCTCTTTCTAATTGTTCCAGTCTTTTTAATTCTTCTGGTGTGGCTGTCTTATCTTTCTTTTTCTGTCTCAATAATATTAAATCAGATTGAGTTTCTCTACCTTTTCTGTAATCTAATCCCAATTTGAAAACAGAGTATGCAGCCAAGGCAGCCAATGCCGCTACCAATACAGGTACTGACGCTAACATAGGTAAAAATCGTGCAGCCAATGTTGTAATAGTTTTCAGAACAGGTAAAAATCTCTTTACAAATGTGTCTATAATATTTTTTAGGAAACCAACAACACT